ATCACTACCATAGCACTGTTGTTCCGTTAATCCTAATAAGTCTATACAAATATTTCTTTTTAGGGCATCAGCAAAGCTATAGGTTTTAATGTTGATTTTGGGATTTATAGAACGGATAAGATCCTGCACATATTCCCCTGCTGTACTTTTACCAGACTGTTTTCTTCCAGAGAACGCTATAATTTTAGTCACTTGATAGTCTCCAAATATGTTTTAATTTCTGTATTTATTTCTTCTGATGTCATTTCGCCAATGTCGTTTTTAGATATAGTTGGAATAAATATCCTATAAGTATTTTGACACTTTTGTTTAATTTGTTGTGCTGCTTTTAAACCAGCCTCATCATTATCTGTTAAAACTACTAGGTTCATAGCTCCGGATGAGTCTAATAAAATTTTTTGTCTATCGCTTAAAGAAGACCCAAATATAGCTACGCTATTATGAATATTATTTTCTTCTAATCTCCAAACGTTACCAGGGCTTTCAACAATAATAGCCGTGGATAATTTTAGAATATGTTCTTTAGCGAACCAGAAGTTGTACAGAGTATTTTGGCTCTTAAAGTCTGTGCTATGTTTCCATTTTGGATACTTCCATATATTTTCTGCACTAGGGCAGTTTTCTGTGGAGTTATGATATGCTTTACATTGATCACATTTTTCATAAATGCTTCGACCAGTACATCCTACCATATAATGGTAGTCATTATCATAAATAGGAACAACAATTCTATTACTCATTTCCTTATCTAGTTTTGTACATAAGCCAACATCATATTTATTTAATATATTTGAGGAATAGTTTCTATTAATATAGTATTGGGCTGGTATTTCTAGTGATTTAATAATTTGTGATCTAGTGATCCTTGAAGATGGTTTATCAATATTTTTATTAATATATCCAACAACATTAGTGAATTGTTTTTTTTCTTTCTCTGTTTTAGATATTTTGATATCTTTAATATCTTTTTTAATAAAACTTAAGGCATAATTCACAGCATCATCAAATGAACACATAGAGTCTCCTGGTTGTCTCCATCCGTGTTCATAATGAGACAAAACTCCGCGAATAAAACCTTGAATAGAACCTTTGAATATTTTTTCACAATTATGAGTTCTACATTTCCAATTACCTCTATATGTATCTCCTTCTGGATATAAATTTAAAGCAGATATGTTGTCGCCGCCATGTATTGGACACGACATTATTATCATTTTTGAATTGGTTTTATATTCAATATTTAAAACATTTAATAGTTCCTCTATATTATCGCAAACTTGATCACAAATAGCCTTTAGCTTAAATTGATCATTCAAATGGGATTTGGTTTTCTTCGTCATCGTTTTCATCTATTATAAAACCCTCATCATTAGATTTAATATTATGTTTAATTTCTAGGTGTGTTTTACCCTCAGTTATTTTGGCACACCAACCTTTCATATGACAATTAATATAGTCATTATCGTCTAGTCCTCCGCCATGTCTACTAATTAAAGGTATGAGTTTACGATTCCCACCATCTGGACCATCTTCTGCCATTTCTTCATCACTTTTGCGTTTAAAGATACTAAAATTACTACATAGCCATATAATACGATCAGAACCACTAGCAGAATCTGTACTTTCTTTAGTAATTCCATCTCGATTTAATTGAATAAATGCCACTATAGGCACCTTATATCTAACTGCAAAATTATGTAGACTGGTCATCATAAATCCTAGTACTTGATATTCTTTTAAATCTTGATTAATACCAGCACTATCCATAAGTTTAAGATAGTCATAAAATATAACACAATCTTTAGCTGTGCCATCTTCATTTAGTCCAACATCTTTAACTAGCCATCTTCTCATTATGGCTAGTTGATCCTCAAAGGGTTTACCTGCAATACTTTTATGATATAATCTAAGAGATTTTAGTCCATTGGCTGCTTTTAAGACTTTATTCTTTTTATCGGGCGAGTCTGTAAATTTACCAGTTTCAATAGTATTTATTTCGATCTCACTCATCATTGCCAAAATTCTATTAATATGGTCCTCTTTATTCATTTCGGTATCCATATTTAATACAGGAATTCCAAGTTGAGCAACATTAATTCCCATATTATCTGATAGGAGTGTTTTTCCAGTTTTGGGCCTAGCTCCTATTACATTAATAGTTCCTTTTCTTAAACCTCCACCAATAGCTTGATCATAAATAGGAAATCCGGTTGGAATCCCCACTTGATCAATTTTATTTTCTTCTAAATATTTCATATAATCATCGATAGAAGACCCGATGATTTCAGGATTATTATCAGCGTCATTTAATAAAGAAGTAAAATTAAAGATACTTTCTTCGGCCAAACCAATAATAGAGGAAATAGGTTCAGATCCTGTAATTTCTAATATTTTATCCTGTGCAAGTTCAAGCTGTTTGCGTAATAGTCTAGCTATTTCTAGTTTACGAATTTTTGCAGCAAATTTGCGGACATTATCTAGACTAACCGGAAAATCTATGATAGCTTTAAGATGTTGAGTTTCTTCTTTCTTTGCTAGTATATGAGCAAAACCCAATTCTTGTGCAGAAGAATATATGGATGCTATATCTATAGTATTTTGATGATTTTCACATATCTGTTTTAAACATTTAAATATAATAATATTACTGTCTATAGTAAAAGATGTCTCCTGTAGAATATCCGCAATATCCAAGTAGGCATTTTCACCATAAGCACAAATACCAGCCAAGACCGCTCTTTCTGCGGCGGGATCACATAGAATCATCATCCTGCTCCTGTAGCGCATTTATTGCATTTGTATCTTTCTGTTTCCATAGAAGAAAGAATACTTGGTGCAACTGTTTCTTTTTTTCCGCAAACTCTACATTGTACTTTTACTGGATCAAAAGTTCTATTCCTTAGAGACGGTGGTGGTTTTTTAATTTTGCGATCTATTTCTAGATCTTCTTTACACATATTAAATTCTGGCATTATATCAAATCTATTAATATTTTTCTTTTTAGATTGACTAGACTTGGAGGATGATTTACGAGATTTGGTTTTTGGTTTTTTGATTTCTACATCATCTTCTGCATCTGTAGTTAAGCCCTTTTGTAATATTGCTATTAGGGCTTTAATATCGTCATTGTCAAGACCCATGTTTCACCTTTGTTCTTTGTACAGAAAGCATAATATCTGAAAGATTTTTGACGCTATTTGCTAAATAAGACAACCTATCCATACGTTGCTGGGCATACTTTTTTATCTTATTAAGCGATATTGCTTTATCATTATGTTTAATAGCCTGTAATGATTTTTCCATAAAACCATATCCTTTATAGTTATTAATTTCGTCAGCTATGGTTTCTTTAATATTTTCTTCTGCCCAGTTATGTCTGGCGATCTCTCTATTAAGAGTACGCTGTAAAAAGAATGCATATTGAGCTAGTCTATAAGAAATTTGAGCACAATCTTCTGGGTTTAGTTTTTCTATAGCATCCCTATTCATGGTGAAATATAGATTTAATTCATTTTCGGTAAAACTATGAGAATCTGAATATATGCCTAGTCCTATAGAGTTTTCATATTCATCTAGAATATCATCCCAATACTTTAGTTCATCTTTAGATGTTTTAGCATTCATTTTGAATTAATTGGCTCCATTCAGTTTCTTTTTGATCAAATCTTAACCCAATATATTTTATGCCATTAATCTCACACCATTCTTGTTTTTCTCTATCTCTTTTTTGTGCTTTTAAAAAATTAAGAATAGTAGAGTGGTAAAATGGAACAAATTTAAAGTGTTGTTCACCATGAACTTCAATGCATATTTTTTTAAGAGGAATATAAAAATCCAAATATAAAATTTCACCCCGCCGTAAAGGAATCGGTACTTCTTCTAATAGTTGCAGGGTGGGGAGGTGGCCAGAAATCAATTTTCTTGCTGTTAAATGTAAAGATGACCTATTATCGATTTTACCTTTAGCCATATTACCAGTTAATAACCAATTATGACTACCTCCATCCAGATCTTTAATTAGCATTTCAAGCCCATTGTTTGTTTTATACTTTGTACCAAATTTTTATAAGCCGATTCATTATCAACTAGATATTGTCTTAATTTTTCAGAACCTTGAAATTTAGGCTTATCCTCTACTGCCGTTAGAGTATACCAGGCCCCACCCTTATGAACAATACCCATATCAGAACCTAGTGTAATAGCTTCCATATATTTATCTACACCTTGACCATATCTAATATAACTAGTAATATTGCCTCCAGGCGGACCCAAAGCAGAACATACAACCTGCCAATCAATTTCTTGACCAATTTGAGTACTATCAGCACTTAATGTCCAAGGCTTAAAACTTTTGGCTCTTAACTTAATGTCTGTTTGATAAGCAATAGCTTGACCACTCTTTTCTTTAAATTCTGCACCATATCCCGTGGGATTACCCATTAAATGAGTTATTCCGATAACAATATTTTTATTCACCGGAATAACATTAGCAACCTTACGACAAAATTTAGCTAATAGTTTTGCTCCATCTGCTCTTTGCATCTTATCCATATCACTAGTTATTTCTGCTTCTGTACATAGCGCAGAGTATGAGTCTATTATCAAAACACTACCAGGGATTTCATTAATAATTTTTTCAGCAATTTGTAGGTATTCTTCAGCATGTAGAATCTTACCCTGTTGGCTACCTATAATATGAAAACGATCTAAATTTAATCCTGGTATTCCTTCTAGGTCTCGTTTTTTTAATCTACCTTCAATGTTAAGATAGTACACTTCTCTTGGTGATTTTAGCGACCCCTGATATTCTGGTTTTTGTGCTGTAGCAGAAAAGTCCAGGGAGGTCGTGGTTTTTCCACATTTAGGCTGACCTGTTAGGACAACAAAACTACCTTCTGGAATTCCACCGTTCAAAACAATATCTAAAGATGGACTAACGGGGATTATAATATTTTTTTTATCAATCAAAGCATTTCCAGTTAATATAATATCATCACCAAAATTTTTAACAACATCCTCTTTAAGACTCATTATCTAGATCCTTTAGTTTAGAAATAATATTAGATTGTTTGTGTATAGAACGATTAAAATTAACATTAGCTGGTCTATGTAGCTTTAATGATAATTCCTTATTTTCATTTTGTAGCTTTTGCTGTTCTTGTTCTATGATAGGTATCAAAAACGGCGCTCGCAGAGAGTAGATTTTTTGTGCCTTATCGCTATTTAAAGCTCTTATAATAGCCGTGTCTTCATATTTTTTTAATAACTTATGAGCCGAAGCGATTTGATCTTTATAGAATTTTTCCCATAGCTTATTTGTCCAAAACCTATAATGTAGATCTTTTTTAGTATTCTTTGCTTTTCTTTCACAAATAATTTCTGTGATATACTGAGCAGCGGTTATTTGTTTACCGTTAGAATATTTTGAAGGATAAGATTTATCTGACATTCCAAAAATTAATCTTTAGGTCTATGGATAAAATCTAGGTTTTGTTTTTTAGTAGATAGGTTTTTAATAAATTCATCAGATAACTGCGCCGCACCCTCTGTCATAATACTTACATTATTATCTTTTTTACCGGAAGTGTGACGAATCATAGCGTCAGCAATTTTATTTTTATTTTTAGATTTTTCATTCACGTATTTAACTACTTGCATTACATCTGCTAATGGTAGTTTTAGTTCACTAGCTATTTCTTCTGGACTCTTCTTTTCATTATTAGACAGATATTTTATAGCGTATTCTTTTGTTTTAGATATCTTGGCCATTTTAGTTTAATTCCCTTTCAGCATTATTTAACCATGCAATATTTTTAGTTGCTAAAAAATTAACATATAATTCAAATACTTTTGCGTTTACTTCTTTGAATTCAAATTCTTTACGACCTATTTTTGATAAAAATTTTGTTTGTTTGCCTTCGCTAAATAAACCAATAGGATTATATATCTTGCCATAAGTTCCAACCTTAATGTAATATCTGGCTGGTTTATTATCGACTATTACAGATTTAGCTGCAACCTCATTAGTTTCATTATCGACTCTAGGCTTACCATGATTATCTATATAGTCATGGTCGCCTAATATAGTATAATAGCAATATGATTTAATCGAGGGAATAGTATTTTTTTGAAAAAATATTGCTTGGTCATTTAGTTCGGCCATATAATTTTATCACCCTTCTTCATACGAGACATTCCTTTTGGTAATGGTTTTTCTTCTTTATTTTCTTTATACTCGTTGTGTTTTTTGTATAATTCATGTTTTTGGTCATCGCTCATTCTGTCCCTATTTCTATTCGCCAAATCGCCTATGGTCTTCAATTCACTGTCAAGTTTTTTTACGGAACCATTCTGAGTCGAAGCGTCCTTAAGAAAATCTCTTTGCGTCTTTTTACTGCCGCAATATTGACATTTGGGTTGTTCTATATAGTCTTTAATATAGGTAAATAGTTCAAATTCTGCGTTGCATTTATTGCAAATATAGGAGTATGTTGGCATTAATAATTAAAAGATTGAGGTAAGTATACTAGCCATTCGTTTGGTATATCTTTCTTTATTTTATTGAGAAGTCCGACAATAGGCAAGTATTTTGGATTCTTATTAGGTTTGACAGGCAGATTCTTAATTGGCATATTGGCTTCTTTTGGAGTTTTGTTGCCCTTTCTCCTGTTGCACCATGTACAGGCTGTGACTATGTTGGTCCAAGACGTTGGGGAGCCTTTGTTATCTCTCCATTTAGACTTGGGTATAACGTGATCATATGTTAAATAATTTAATTCATATTTTTTACCACAATATTGACAAGAATAATCATCTCTAATGAATATATTTTTACGAGAGAAGGTTACAGTTTGATTATTAATTTTAAAA